GGGTTTGGTGCTACTAGTTCTGGAACTGGTACACATAGATTCTTAGCACCAGGACAATCAAATGGTAGTGAGAGAACTCAATTATTTGAATCAAAACATGATACACAGATAGGTTTAAGTACAATTGGAAGATTCAATAAAAATCTATTCTCTTCATTTAAATCAACGGTTTCAGTTGCCTCAACATATGGAGAAGCATTACATCAAGTATATGGTGTAATTCAAAGAGGTGCAACTGATACAGTCTTTATAAATCAAAATCAGTTTTTATCTGGAGGAACTGTTGATAATCCTGGTGGCAATACTCCATCTGGAATTGGTACATTTAAAGCTAGATTTATAAGTAATAATCTAAATTTAGAATTTGTTCCTGATATTCAAAATATAGGATTAACAACTGTAAAGTCTTTTAATGAAGTTTTCTACAGAGACAGCGATGTTAAATCAGCAGCAGGAGCAGTCAATAATCCAGCACCACTTGTCATCGGAAAATTAACACAAACATCAAATATCAAATTATTTAACTCTCTGAATGGAGCAAGAATTAATCGAAGAGATTTTGAACTCACATCTAATGGAACTCCAATTTTTGCTAAAACATTTGATCCATCAAATACTGGAATCGTTAGTTTTGGAACTGGTAAATTCACAATACCTAATCACTTCTTTAGAACAGGTGAGGAATTAATTTACACACCACAAGCATCATTTGTAGGAGTTGGTTCTACCCCAATGATGTACAAAGATTCAGGAGGAAATATTAATACACTACCAACAAGCGTATTTGCGATAAAAGAAAGTGATGATGTATTTTCAATATCATTAACAAAAGCTGGAACTGCTGTTACATTTATGGAACCTGGAGAAGGTAATAATCACAGATTTGAAATGTCTAAGTCACTTACAAAGGCATTAATAACTATTGACGGATTAGTTCAACATCCGATAGCACAGACAAATATAGTTTACCAAGTGGCAAATAATGGTGGATCAATAAGTGCAGCATCTACAATCTTTAGTTTATCAAATATTTCTGGCATCAATATTGAAGATGTATTAAAGATTGATAATGAGTTTATGAGAGTTACAAACGTAGGACTTGGAACATTGGCAATAGGTCCAATTAGTGGAACAGGTACATTACCATTAGTTGGTGTAAAGAGAGGTTACATAGGAACTCTGAAAGCCACTCATGCAAATAATGCTAATGCAAAGGTATTCAGAGGTGCCTACAACATTGTTGGAAATGAAATTCACTTTACTGAGGCACCAAGAGGTAATTCATCAATTGTTGTAGATGAATCAAATTTACCTCCTGCTAAATCTGATTTTGAAGGTAGAGTATACTTTAGAAATGATTATACAGGAAATAGAATATATGACGATATCTCAAATCAATTTGATGGTATCAAAAACGCATTTGAATTAAAATCTGGTGGTTCATCAACATCTGGTCTTGGTAATACTGGTGGAAATGGAATCATGTTTATCAATAATATTTTCCAAAGACCAACAACTGTTAACAATGCAGACGGTAATTTTAATATAGTTGAAAATGAAACTTCAGGGGTGACAACAACAACTGCGATTTTCTCTGGTGTTAATCAAGGTGGATCAATATTTAGAAGTGACATTGATATTAATCAAAATGACCTACCAAGAGGTGGTGTAATTGTATCTCTTGGTTCTACAGGTGGATTAGGATACGCTCCTTTACTCCCTGCAAAAGTAAAACCTCAACTTAACGGTTCCGGAGCAATCACTGGAATAGTTGGAGCTGCATATAGTGGTGCAGTAAATAATATTACATCTGCTTCCTATGATAACTTAACTGGACTTTTAGATATTACGACAACTAACAAACATAATTTGAGAATTGGATATAATGATGAAGTATTACTTTCAGGTTTAAACTTCTCTTGCACCTCTGGTGGTAATCCCATAGGTTCAGGAGTCTTCCCTGATGGGACAATAGGTGATAAATTCTCAGTTGTTGAAATTGCAACAGATAAAAAATTCACAGCTCAAGTTGGAACAAGCACAATTCCCCACACTTACACAAGTGGAGGATTTGTAAGAGAATGGTATGGTGATTTAACATTCGGTTCTGGATACAATATTGGAGTCACAACAGATGGTGTATCAGTTCCAGCAACAGTATTTGATCCTGGTTATGACCATGTATTTGCAAGTGCATCTACAAATGCAGTAACTGCAAATACAGGAGCACAGTTTACCCCATCTGATGCAACATATAACCCAGTAACAGGAGATCTTGTTTTATTCATAAATGGTCACGGTTTGACAGGAAGCAATACAGTTACATTAGCAACAGGTTCAATTTCATTCACTTGTTCAAAAGATGATTATAGAACAAATCATGCATATCCAAGAGCAACCGATCCAGCAGCAGGACAAACACTAAGTATTACTTCCTTTACTACCAATTCAATTACAGTAAACGTAGGTAAGAATGTAGGTACTGGCGCACACGTTACCACAACAATCGGAAAAGGTGGTGTACTATCATTTAATGTTGCTCATGGTGGTACAAATTACAAAGAACCAGAAATATTCTTACCAAGTCCATCATATGATGATATGGCGATTGAAGGTATTTCAAGAGTTGGATTTGGAACTGGTCCTGAAACAGGAATCGGTGCTCTAATAAGTGTAGAAGTAAATTCATCTGGTCTACCTACTGGAATTGGTTCAACTTTATTCTCAGTTAAAAACTTTGAATTATCAAGAGGAGGATATAAATTTAGAAAAGGTGATAAGTTCACACCTGTAGGACTTGTAACGGAAAGGAATCTTGCAAGACCAATAACTACGTTCATATTAGAAGTTGAAGAAGTCTATGAAGATAATTTCTCATCTTGGCAATTTGGTGAATTTGATTTTATTGATTCAATTAAGTCTTTACAAGATGGCACAAGAAATATATTCCCATTATTCTATAATGGTGAACTATTAAGCATACAGGCACAAAAAGGATCAGACATTATATCTCAAAATTTACTATTGATATTTGTAAATGGTGTCAATCAAAAACCAGGTGTAAATTATCAATTTGAGGGGGGAACTACATTTGCGTTCACGACACCACCTACTGAGGAAGATGATGTTGCAATATACTTCTATAAAGGAAGTGGAGCAGACGCTGTTATTAATACAAGTATTGATAAAGTTCTTGAAGAGGGTGACACTGTTCAATTAACAGGGATTGGCACTGTGCCTCTACAGGAAGAACGAACAATTGTAAATCTTACATCTAAGGATAGATTTGAAACTAATTTGTATACTGGAGATGGAATCAATTCTGTTATCGACAGACCCATGCATTTGTATAAACAGAAAGTTGATAAAATAATAAATTCCAGAATTGTTCCAAAAACAAGAGATTCTATTGCTGCACAAATATTTCCAACTGCAAAAGTTATTGCTGATATCACCACATCAACTGGTAATGGCACCAATAACTTATATGTGGACGATGTAAAATTATTTAATTATGAGCATACGGCTCCAAATTTCCCTATTCAAATAATTTCAAATGCAGTTCTACCCACTGTTGGTTCACTTACAGCAGCGGTATCAGGTGTTGGAACTGTATCAGGATTATCAATCGTCTCAGGTGGTGCTAATTATACAAGTGCACCATCAGTATCAATCTCATCACCATCAGTTGGAGTAGGAACTTTCATAAAAGCAGATGGTTCAGTCGCTGTTGCTACAACTGCAACTGCAACAGTAACAGTAAGTGGTGGTGCGATTGATGGATTTGCAATTACTAATCCAGGTTTAGGATATACAATTGCTCCAAGTGTTCTTGTACAACCTCCAGTCGTACTTAGAGAAAGAACAGGTAATGTTGGTTTTATAACTGGATTTACAGCAAGAATTACAGGTATAGCTGTAGGAACAGGTGGAACAGATATCGTATTTACAACAAAAAGAGATGATGGATTTACTGATTATGAGAAAGGTGATGGATCGGGATTGAATTTTGGAGATTTTATACTTGTAAAAGATACTACAGTGCATACTACTAATGGTGTGGTATCTAGAAATACATCTGGTTCTGCTAACGTATGCATAGGATCGACATTCTTTGATAATGTATATCAAGTATCTGGAGTCTCTAATACTGGAGTTACTGGAACAATTAGGTGTAGAGCAGTTGTTCCTAATTCAGATATAAGTACAACAACTGGTGATGACTTAGGTTCATTATCATTTGGTAGATTGAACAACATTACTAGGGGTTCAAACCCAATTTCAATAACAGTCACAGGTTTAACAGTAGATTCTAATTTGTCAACTTTCCCAACCATTCAAAGGGCGGGAGGGGATTACACTCTGAGGAATACAGGTGCTTTACCTAAATCTGTATAAATATATAAAAAAACTATTAATATGCCAGCCGTAGTTACAGACCAATTTAGAATATTTAATGCAAATAACTTTGTTGACTCATTATTTGATTCATCAAATTCTTATTATGTATTTTTAGGATTATCAAATCCCACTAATCCATCCGCTGGTTTCGGAAGAGCAACCGATGCCAATTGGCCAAATAATACACCCCCAGTCGATAATTTTCAGTATCTTTCTCACTATAGAGACACAACTTTATTTGGTAAAAAAATATTACCATCAAATGTCAGAAGAGTTGTTAAAAAAAATAGTTGGGTTTCAAATACTAGGTATGATATGTATCGTCACGATTATAGTGCGAGTAATAAATCACCTAATTCGGAGAGTACAAATTTATATGGATCAAATTATTATGTTATAAACAGCGATCTAAGAGTTTATATCTGCATTGATAATGGATCCTCAGGTGCACCAGGTTCTGATACTGCAAGGGGAGGAACTTCATTAGACGAACCAACATTTACGAATACTAGACCATCTCCAGCAGGTACGAGTGGTGATGGGTATGTTTGGAAGTACCTTTATACAATAGCACCTAGTGATATTATTAAATTTGACTCTACTGAATTCATTGCCTTACCTAACGATTGGCCAACATCAACTGATAGTCAAATACAAACTGTAAGGGAGGCAGGTGATTCTCGAATTAATAATAACCAGATTAAAAAGGTATACATCGAAAATAGAGGTAGTACTTCTGCGTCTGTATATGACTCAGGAACATTTACTTGTGATATCCTAGGAGATGGGACAGGTGGTCAGGTATCTGTTACTGTTGATAAAAATGGAAAAATAACTGATACTGAGGTAACCTCTGGTGGTCAGGGTTATACATACGGAATTGTCGATTTAACTCCAGTACAAACATCATCGTCAATAAATTTGGCTGATAGAGCGAAATTAATTCCAATTATACCACCTTCTAGAGGACATGGATTTGATTTATATACAGAACTTGGTGCGGATAAAATTTTAATTTATTCTAGATTTGATGATTCAACACAAAGTTTTCCAACTTCAACAAAATTCTCTCAAGTTGGAATTTTAAAAAACCCTGAGAAATTTACCGATAGCACTATATTCGATGGTATAAATTTTTCATCCTCCTTTGCTGCAAAAATTACTGCAAATCCAACCAATGACCCAGAAGTAGGTTCTAAAATCACTCAGGGAAATGCAAAGGGTTATGTTACTTCATATGATAGACAAACAAAAGTTTTGAAATATTCGAGAGATAGATCTTTATATTTTAATTCTGAAAGTCCTACTAATCAAACAGATTATGTAGGTGTAAACTTAGAAAGTAAAATTGTTGAGTTTACAACAGGTGATATCACTATAACTCAAGTATCCGGAGGTAATATCACATTAAATGTAGAAGATTTTAATGGTGCTACAGTATCTGTAGGTAATAAAGTAGTGGGTTTAGGAGTAACCTTCTCAGGAGGTCTTGCGAAACCTGAGATAAATAAACAGACAGGTGATATAATTTATATTGATAATAGAGACCTGGTCGCAAGAGACGCAAGGCAAAAAGAAGACGTTAAAATTATTCTGGAATTCTAAAACAAATGGCGCAAAAATCAAATTTAAATGTAAGTCCATACTTCGATGACTTCGATTCAAATAATAATTTTTACAAAGTATTATTTAATCCAGGATTCCCAGTTCAGGCACGAGAGTTAACAACTTCACAATCAATATTACAAAACCAAATTGAAGATTTTGGAAGTCATATATTCAAAAATGGTTCAGTAGTTATACCTGGTAATTTAGTTTATGATAATAGATATCACTCAGTTAAATTAAATTCAACTAATTTTGGGATAGACATCTCACTTTATATTAACAATTTTGTTGGTAAGACGATTACAGGAAAAATATCTAACGTAAGTGCAACAGTAGAAAAGGTTGCATTGCCAACTACAGATCCAGTAGATGATATAACAATTTACGTAAAATATATTGGTGGTAATGATAATTTTGAAACAAGTGCATTTACAGACGGTGAAGCATTAATCTGTGATGAGAATGTTACTTACGGGAATACAACAATTCAAGCAAATACAGATTTTGCTGGACTAATTAGTGAAGATGCAACTTCAATTGGATCTGCCGCATCAATAGGTAAGGGTGTATATTTTATTCGTGGATACTTTGTAAATGTATCTCAACAGACAATACTACTTGATTATTATACTAATACTCCATCTTATAGAGTTGGATTGAAAGTAACTGAGACATTTGTTGGAGCAAAGGATGATGATTCATTGTATGATAATGCGAAGGGATTTACCAATTTTGCAGCACCTGGTGCCGATAGATTAAAGATTACATTAACATTAACTAAAAAACTAATCACTGATCTTGACGACACAGATTTTGTTGAACTACTTCGTGTCGATCAGGGTAAACTTAAGAAAATACAATCTAAAACACAATATAATTTACTTAAAGATTATATTGCTGAGAGAACTTATGATGAATCAGGAAATTATACAACTAAACAATTCATACCATCATTACACAATTCATTAAATGATAATCTTGGAAGTAATGGTATTTACTTTGAAGATCAAAAAACAGATCAAGGAAATACACCATCAGATGATTTAGCAGTAATTAAATTATCACCAGGTAGAGCATACGTAAGAGGATATCAGGTAGACAAACCATTTACTTCAATTGTTGATGTAGAAAAACCAAGAGATACAGAAAAAATTAAGAATGTAACTGTTCCATTTAAAGCACCAAATACACTATCAGTTTATAGTGTGCATGGAGTTCCAAAACAAGGTGAAACAATTGATCTTTATTCAACAATCCAAAATCAACCTTTTGATGACGAAATTGGTATTGCAAGGGTATATGGATTTAACTTAAAGAACGCTGAATATAAAGATGGTTCGACTGAATGGGACTTACATTTGTATGATATTCAAGTAAGAACTGATTTAACATTACACAGAACTGTTAGCAGCGGAGATATACCACTAACATCATTTGTTGTTGGAAAAAGTAGTGGTGCTGTGGGATTTGCCGCAGTTCCAGGTGCACCAGGTGGTATATTAAAACTAACACAGACTAATGGTAAATTTCAAGCAGGAGAGGCACTACAAATAAATGGTATTGATTTTCCTGTTGGTGTTGGTACAGTCACTACATTTGGTATTAATGATATTAAATCTGTTAGACAAGGTGGAGGGATAAGTGGTACCGTTAATTTAAACTCTGGTGGAGGAGACGCTCTTAACTTTCAGGCAAGAACTGTTCTTCGAAAGGCACCTCTACCAAATGGAACAGTTGATATGCTAGTTGGTCGTAGTGGATTAACGACTGCAGTAAATGTGAATGGTGGTTTTCTTGGATTAAAACCTAATGACATAATCATTTACAATGATCCTGAAAAAATTCATGACGTATTTAATAGAGTTAGTGCTGTCGGTTCTGGATCTACAGAAGTTACATTAAGTGCAATTACTGGAGTTGGTCTTGGAGTTACAAATACGTTTAACCCAGATTTACCATTACATGGAATTGGAGTAAAAGGATTTTTAGGTATACCTGATATTCGCACAAATGAAACTGGTCTATTTGCACCATTACCTGATAGTAATATTGCTTCAGTGGATTTGGATGCTTCTAATTTATTAATTAGTAGACAAATAACTGGTGAGGAAACAGATACTGCTGGATTATTAAAATTTGATACAACTCAGTTATCAGGACTTACTGATGTTGGATTTTCAGCGTTTGATGAAGACAGATATTCAGTTCATTTTCCTTCTGGTATTTCAACTGCGATATCTAATAGTAATTTTAGATTTTCGGCGGCGAATGAAATCACAATTACAATGAACAACCCACAGCAGGTTACTAGTAGTCCTGGTATTGTTGTTAATACAACTGTTCAGAAAAGTAAAGTTGATAGTAAAATAAAAACTTATAATCGAAGCACAAAACTAGTAGTTGCTAAGTCAAAATATCCAGCTTCTGGTTCAACAGCACTTGGTGGTGGAACATCGGAACTTGCTGATGGATTAGTTTACAATAAGTTTTTTGGTTTAAGAGTTCAAGATGAGAGAATATCATTAAATCGCCCTGATGCTGCCAAATTAATCGCAGTATATGAATCTGTAGATGGAGCAACTCCTACATTAGATAAATTGACATTTAGTGCTTCTATCGCAGTTTCTGAAAATTGTGTAGTTGGTGAAAATATTATTGGTTCCGATTCAAATGCAATTGCAAGAGTCATTTCTACAAGTGCAGGTGGTGACGCAAATAGTATTGAAGTTGTATATCTAAATGATTCAATACTCACTACTGGGGAAGTGGTGACTTTTGATGAATCAAATATTGAAGCACCAGTCCAAACAATAACTCTAGGTATCAAAAAGGATTTGACAAGTTCTTACAAACTCGACAAAGGACAGAATAAAGAATTTTACGATTACTCTAGTATTGTAAGAAACCAAGATGTTGCAGAACCAACCAGACCACTTTTAGTTATATTTGATCATTATACAGTGCCATCAGGTGATACTGGAGATGTATTTACAGTATTAAGTTACGATGATGAAAGATATGCAACAGATATACCTACTATTGATGGGAATTTTAGAGCATCAGACACTTTAGATTTTAGACCTAGAGTTGCTGACTTTACTGTTGATACAAAATCACCATTTGATTTTACTGCAAGAACATTTACTGGTGCATCAAATATCTTCTTAAAACCGAATGAGGGTTCTCTTTTAGATTATGAATATTACTTACCTAGAATTGATAAGTTGTATTTAAATACAAAGGAAGAATTTATCGTTCAAAAGGGTATTCCTGCAAGATATCCAAAACCTCCACAAAAGAGTGAAGGTTTACTAGAAATTGCTCAAATTTCATATCCAGCATATCTTTATAATCCACAGGATGCAATATTTAAATTAATTGATAATCGTAGATATACAATGAGAGATATTGGTGGAATTGATAATCGAGTTAAAAATTTAGAAACTACTACATCACTAACTCTTCTTGAATTAGATACAAAGACACTTCAGATTCAGGATTCAGAGGGTCGTAATCGATTTAAGTCTGGTTTCTTTGTAGATGATTTCAAAACAACCAATTTCATGACAAGGGAATTTACCTCTGCTGAGATAAATCCAAATACAAATGAATTGGTTCCAGTTAGGTCAAGAAACGCCATTAAACTTGATTTGGCACCAGCAGATTTAAATAATAAATCTGAAAACTTCCCATTGATTGATTCAAATCTTCAGAAAACAGGAAGAGCAATTACTTTGAAGTATGATGAAGTTGGTTGGTTAGAACAAACATTTGCGACGACTGTTGAAAATGTTAATCCATTTCATGTTGTTGTTTATACTGGTAATCTTGTATTAGATCCTACGACTGATATTTGGACAAGGACAGTTCAATTAGAAGATCGCAACATAACAAGCACTCGCAATAACGAAGTAAATTTAAACAATAACATAGATTTAAGTGAGTTCAATTTTGCTGAAATTAATCGTACAAATCGAAGAAGAAGACAAGCAAATGCTTCTCTTGCAGGTTCAACACAAACAAGTTCACAGGTTAATGTTGGAGGTCAAAGAAATGAAAATATAAATCAAACAACTAGATCTACATTTACAACCACAGATGTATCAATTAGAAACGTCTTAATTTCATCTGATCGTGACTCATTTATGAGATCAAGAAATACAGAATTTGTTGCATCAAACTTAAAACCAAAAACTCGCTACTATCATTTCTTAGATAATAAGAGAGGTATTGATTTAGTTCCAAAATTAATTGAAATTAAAAACTCAAGTGGTGTGGACGGATCAGATGGTGTGTTCACAATTGGTGAAACAGTTGTTGGTTCAGTTGGAAATAAAACAAGAGTAAGATTTAGACTTGCTCAACCAAACCATAAGAGAGGTAAATTTGATAGTCCTCGCACTACATATTCATTTAATCCTTACATATCCACACCTGCAGGGGGCACAGCAGAGGCGTTACCAACTCTTTATAGTCAAACATCATCTGTGTTAAATGTAGACACTGAGGCGATGGCAGAGGAGGCAGAGGGAACTTACTTTGGTTATGTTACAAAGGATATGAAACTTGTTGGACAAGAAAGTGGTGCAGTTGCGTATGTTAAAGATGTAAAACTCATTTCAGATTCAATAGGAGACGTTCTTGGAACATTCTTCCTAAGAGATCCTAATTCAACACCACCAGGACCAAGTGTAAAAGTTGAAACTGGAACAAAAACATTTAGATTATCATCTGATCCAAATAATGATCCTGGTCTACCAGGTAGCAGTGATGTTTCTTTTGCAGAAATAAACTATATCTCAAATGGTACTGTTGAGAGATGGCAAAATGAAGTTAATACCACAAATATTGTTAATAATGTAAATCTAAGTACAAATATTGGATTCTCTGTAAACACAATTAATGTTGATACAATTACAACAGAATTCTATGACCCTCTTGCACAAACATTTGTTGTTGGTGGAAACATTGAAGCACCTTCTGATATTGATACAAACGATGATATAGATGGTGCATTTTTAACTGCAATCGAAGTATTTTTTGCAAAGTGTGATCAAAAAACAGCACCGATTACATTCCAGATAAGGACTACAGAATTAGGTATACCAACTCGTAGAGTTATTGGTACACCTGTTGTTCTTTTCCCAGATTCAGTGGTTGGTACAGATGATAATGGTAATAACATTTTACTTAAAAATAATACATCCACAGATGCATCTGTAGGTACAAAAGTAACGTTCCCAGAACCAATATGGTTACCACCCGGAACTGAATATGCATTAGTATTAGTGTCTGATAAGAGTATGGATTATGAAGTGTGGACAGCGATTATGAATGAACCCACTGTAAACACTCAGAATTTACCAACTGCAGAACAGACCACATACTCTACGCAGTATGCAATGGGTGCATTATTTAAATCTCAAAATGGATCACTCTGGACTGAAAACCAGTATCAGGATATGAAGTTTAAATTGTATAAGGCAAACTTTACATCTAATTCAGGAACTGCAGTTTTCTATAACCCAGATATTATCACCCCTGATAACGCAACACCTGATGAAAATAGTGTTGAAGTTCCAAGATTATTAAGTAATCCAATCGTTACACTACCAAAGAAAGGTAGAGTTGTAGTTAATCATTTCAACGATACTGACTCAAGCATATTCAGTAAATTAGTTGTGGGAAGAAAAATTCATGCTCACGATAAGATACGTAATACAGCTGTGATTGAGGGTCTCGGAGGGGAGATAAGTGGTGTTGGTGTAGCAAGAGGTGGACTTAATTATAAAGCAAACGGTTCAACTGATGTTGAAACTTACAATATAATTGGTCAAGGTACTGGATTAAAAGTAAATATTAATTCTGTAAATGGTGATGGTAGTATATTAACGATTACTCAAGTTGGATTAGGTAAAGGATACAAAATAGGGGACATTGTAGGTCTCGTAACATCAACAGCAGATAAATCAACAGGTTCAGGTGCTCAACTTGAAATATCTAATATTTGCAGCACAGATACACTATACCTAACAGACATACAAGGTCAAGATAGTTCTTGGACAAACTCAGTTAATCAACAATTAAGATATAATGATAGCACTAATGCAAATGGAACTGTTGGTTTAACAACATACAAGATATTGAGTTACAGTGCTGATGGTGCGCCACATGATGGTCAGACATTAACAATTCAAGATTTTGAGCATGGTGGATACTCCAGTGTTAATAAATCAATCTTGAAGAGTGTTTCTCCAGATACTGAAACTACTAATTTAGTAGGAGCAATATCAGCAACAGATACTCAGTTATCCGTTGGTTCAACCACTGGTTTTTCAGTCTTTGAGGGAATTCCTGTTGGAGCTCAAAATCCAGGTTATATAAAAATTGGTGATGAGATTATTTCTTACAACCAAGTGGGTGCAACTACACTTAATAATCTTGGAAGAGGTATCGACAATACAATCGCTCAACCTCATGGTCAAGTAAACGCTGTTGAATTGCAAAAATATGAAATTAGTGGAATTTCATTAAGAAGAATCAATGGTATAGAGAAAAATATAAATGCATCAGGTATTGATATTGATTCGTATAATATTAATTTTGATAGTAGTGCTAATGGACTTGATAGAAGTGCAGATGTGGCAAGTGTAAGTGCTGGAATAGGATCTGCACCTGCATTATCATTTAAAGAAAAGAGATTTGTTGGCGGTGATAATGTTCACTCATCAACTAATATCATGTTTGGTGCTGCTGTCCCAACATTCAATATATTAAATCCTGGTTCTGATACTAATACAACTGCATCAATTAGAACTGTGTCTGGTACAAGTGTTGGTGGTTCTGAAGTTTCCTTTATCGATCAAGGTTTTGAAACAGTTGAAATTAATGAATATAATGAGTTTTCAACTCCTCGTTTAGTTGCTTCAAAAGTAAATGAAACTGCTTATCTTAATAATTTACCAAGAAATAAATCATTAACAGTTAATCTTACATTAAATAAAACTGATTCTTCCGCATTATCACCTATTATTAGAACAGATACTGCATTTGTTGAATTGATTAATCATCGTTTGAATAATCCAGTTGGAGCAGAGGACTATTCAATTGATCCAAGAGTTGACAACATCGCAAATGATCCACACTCAGCATCATACATGTCAAGAGTGATTGAATTAGTTAAACCTGCAACTTCATTAAAAGTTCTTATCTCTGCTTACAGAGATGAGAGTGCTGACTTCAGGGTATTGTATGCATTACAAAAACCTGATGATGGTGGTGAAGTTAAATTTGAACTATTTCCTGGTTACAATAACATATTAAACACAAGGGAAGATGAAATTGGAAGATTAGTTCGTGATCCTTCAAAAAATGATGGAAGACCTGATGTATTCGTACCTGCAAGTTTAGATAATGAATTTTTAGAATATCAATTCACTGCAGAAAATCTACCTGAATTTACAGGATATATAATTAAAATTGTGATGTCTGGTACAAATCAGGCAAGACCTCCTAGATTTAAGGATTTAAGAACTATCGCTGTCAGATGATTAAAGTTGAAGGACATAAAAATCTTTATCGTGATGAGAATACGGGTGCAATTGTAAACTGTGATGATGTTGCCTATGATAATTATGTTCGTAGTGTAAAGGCATCAGAAATGAAGAAAAATGAAATTGATCAGATGAAGAATGATATACAAGATATCAAAGATGCCTTAAAAGAATTGAAGGAGGGGATTAACTTAGTCATAAATAGTAAATAATATAGTATTGTTAAATAGATGGCTGTATATGTATCGAATATTGTAATCAATTCAGGCACAACTTTTTCAGAGACATTTACTTTGGAATCTGCCACTACTAATTCAGCGTTTAATTTAACTGGATATGCTGGTGCTGCGCAGATGAGAAAACATGCTGGTAGTTCAACAGCAACATCTTTTACAGTTGAATTTCAGGATCCTCTTACCTCTGGTCAGATTATACTAGGTCTTACTGCATCTCAAACTGCTACATTGAAACCTGGTCGTTATGTGTATGATATTGTTATTACAAAGGATGCTAATAAACAAACGGTCGTTGAAGGGAATGTGTTAGTTCGAGAAGGAGTAACCCGTTAATGGCAAACATCAAAGTTCGTGTAGGTGGAGATAGTATCAAAGCCCGTGTCGGACAATCAAATGCTGTTAAAGTTATCGCTGCTGCCTCAGGTGGAGCGATAAGTGCTGATACCGCTATTAATGTAGTTGGTGGTATTGCTTCGGTTTCTCAACTATCAGTTGGTGAAGTTTCTGGAATGCCAGGTGTCTCCACTTTTTTTGGAGGATCTTTTTTCAAAGACATTGTTACCATTGATGGTTTAACAACATTAAATGGAATCACAACAGTCACAGCACCTACATTATTTGCAAAACAACTAAATATTGCAGGTGTTTCGTCATTTATTGGAATTGTCACAACTGGAAGCGACCTTTTTGTAGGTGGTGACCTATATGTTGGAGATGATTTAAGATTTGACGAATTCAATGCCAGAAATGGAAACATCACTGGTATTTTAACTGCAGTAACATCTAATGTTACCAGTAATTTTACTGTTGGCGGTAATGTAGATATCGGTGGAAATGCAGATATCACAAGTGCATTAACTGTTGGTGCAAATGCTGATATAACCGGAACACTCACTGCTGGATTGATAGATGGAGGTTTTTATTAAAAATGGCAAAACCAAGTAGTAGACAAGAATTAATAGATTACTCTTTAAGGAGACTAGGTGCTCCTGTGCTGGAAATAAATGTTGATGATGACCAAATAGATGATTTAGTTGATGATGCTCTACAAGTCTTCAATGAACGTCATTTTGATGGTGTTGAAAGAATGTATTTAAAATATAAATTTACACAAGATGATATTGATAGAGGAAAGGCAGATGGAACATCAGGAGTTGGAATTGTAACAACAACAGGTATATCAACTAATCCTGCAACCACTGTTTCAAGTAATTTTTATGAAACATCAAACTATATACAAGTTCCAGATTCAGTAATAGGAATAGAAAGAATATTTAAATTCGATACCAGCACAATATCAGGTGGTATGTTTAGTATTAAATATCAATTATTTTTGAATGATCTTTATCGATTTAATTCCGTTGAATTACTACAATATTCAATGACAAAGACTTATCTTGAAGACATTGATTTCTTATTGACACCTGAGAAACAAGTTAGATTTAACAAGAGACAAAATCGTTTATACTTGGATATGGATTATACTGCAGTGAATAAAGATGATTTTATTGTGATTGATTGTCAAAGAATCTTAGATCCAAATACATTCACCAGTGTATATAATGATAGTTTCTTAAAAATATATCTGACTGCACTTATTAAGAGACAGTGGGGACAAAACCTAATGAAGTTTAGAGGGGTAAAATTAGCAGGTGGAATTGAATTAAATGGTAGAGAAATATATGAAGATGGTGAAAGAGATTTAGAAAATATCAGACAAAGAATGCAACTTGAGTATGAGACACCTCCTCTTGATTTTATTGGTTAATGACAAATGGCATTAAATCCCTTTTTTCTACAAGGATCACAAAGTGAGCAGAGACTTGTTCAGAGTTTAATCAATGAACAATTACAAATTTATGGTGTAGATGTAATCTATCTACCTAGAAAAATTCTATCGAAAGATGAAATATTAACTGAAGTTCAGTCATCTACATTTAATGATAACTATGCGATTGAAGCATATATCAATACCTATGAAGGATATACTGGTGCTGGTGATATTATGACTAAATTTGGAATGAGTTTAAAAGATGAGTTAACAGTCACAATATCAAAAGAAAGATTTGAAGATTTTATAAGTACATTTTTAGCAGACTTGCCTTCAAGTGAAAGAGAAATTGCAACAAGACCTTGCGAAGGAGACTTAATATTTTTCCCGTTAGGACAAAGAGTATTTGAAATTAAATTTGTAGAGCATGAACAACCTTTTTATCAGTTAGGTAAAAATTATGTCTATCAATTGAAGTGTGAACTATTCGAACTTGAAGATGAACTTAGCAACATATCAGGTGATGCACTTGAGACAATTGCACAAGAAGTAGATGATGAGATGACTGATTATGGTTATATGACAAGTCTATCAGTTGTCTCAGTCGGTCAAACTGCAAGTTTAGGTGTAGGTACAGTTTCAGGATATATTAGAAAAATTGAACTTACAAATGATGGATTTGGTTATACAAAAGTTCCAACCGTTTCAATCACACCAGCACCTGCAGGTGGAACAAACGCTTCAGCAGTCGCAATCACAACATCTGTTGCTGATGTATTTTCAGTTAAAGAAATACTACTCATCAATCCAGGTTCTGGATATACTGTTGCTCCAACAATTACAATTAATAGTTTCTTGTCAACAATTGCAGGTATCGGTTCAACCACATTTGGTGTAGGTGCTGCTGCAACTTCAGTTCTTGTAACTAATTCTGCAGGTATTGGTAGTATCTCAGTATCCGAACAAGGATCTGGATATACATCAGATACTGCACCAACAGTTACAATATCAGCACCATCTTCAGGAGTTACAGCAACAGGTGTCGTTCAGATTGATGCTGATAATAATAGGATTTCCAGAGTGCTAATTTCAGATGCTGGTATTGGATACACTTCAAGTCCAATTATTTCAGTTTCAAGTCCTGCAATCATAAGTGGCATCGGAACTTATCAGTTCGGAGAACTTGTTGTTGGTTCAAAATCTGGTGCAAGGGGAAGAGTTAAGAAATGGGATTTGGATGATAAGATTCTCACACTGGGTTCTACAAATAAAGAATTTCAACCAGGTGAACTTGGAATTGGAACAGTTTCAGGTGCTCAATATGCTATTGATAGAATACTATCTGATGGTTTTAATGATAAATATGATAAGGCAAGTGAAATTGAAGTCGCAGCAGACGAAATTATTGATTTCTCAGAAGGCAATCCATTTGGTACATTTTAATGTTAGGAACTTATTACTACCATGAAATCATAAGAAAGACGATTATATCGTTTGGAACTTTGTTTAATGATATAAACATTCGACATGATGGTTCAGATGGAAAAACTTTTAGTGAATTAAAAGTACCATTAGCATACGGTCCTTCTCAAAAATTTCTAGCAAGATTAGAACAACAAGCAGATTTAAATAAACCAGTCGCAATTACATTACCAAGAATGTCATTTGAGATGACATCAATACAATATGACTCTGCAAGAAAACTTGGAGTTACACAAACATTCAAAGCATCTGATGGCACTAACTTAAAAAAAGTTTTTATGCCTGTTCCTTATAATATTGGTTTTGAATTAAATATTCTTGCAAAGTTAAATGATGATGCGTTGCAGATTGTGGAGCAGATATTACCATATTTCCAACCATCTTTTAACTTAACGATTGATTTAGTCAGTGCAATTGGTGAAAAGAGAGATATACCAATCATTTTGGATTCAATGAATTTTCAAGATGATTATGAAGGAGATTTTGCAACAAGAAGGGCATTAATATATACATTAGGATTTACAGCAAAGACTTACTTGTTCGGACCTGTACCATCATCCTCAGAGGGTATCATTAAGAAAGTTCAAGTTGATATGGCTGCTAATACAGATACCAAAACTGCAAAACGTGAAGTGAGGTACACTGTTGAACCCGATCCACTATCAGCAGGTCCTGATGATGATTTTGGATTTAGTGAAACAACCTCATTCTTCTCTGATGGTAAAACATATAGTCCTACACAAAGGAAAGACATTTAATTATGGATAACCAAAACTCTGAAAATCAAATAGTAAACGTAGATGCAACTCCTGTTGATAAAGGTCAGTTGCAGAAAATAGAGGATGTTGAGAAAGATTATTCATATACTAGAGGTAATTTATATTCACTAATTGAGAAGGGGCAAGAAGCAATTAATGGTATAATGGAAGTTGCTGGCGAAACTGCAAGTCCAAGAGCATATGAAGTTGCAGGACAATTAATTAAGTCAGTTGCAGATACAACTGATAAGTTAGTTGACTTACAAAAGAAAGTTAAAGAATTGGATGAAGATTCTCCAAAAAGTCCAAGTAGTGTCACTAATAATGCATTGTTTGTAGGTTCTACATCTGACCTATCAAAGATGCTCAAAAAGGGTTTTCTAAATAATAACGAGTCTAAGGAAGCTAAATAATATGAAGAAATGTAAACAAGGCTACTATTATTGCTACACTGACAAGAAGTGTAAGAAGATTCCTACTGGGTATCGAATCGGTTATGGTGGTTATCTCAGGAGAGACGACGAAAAAAATGGTAATGGCAAATCTAACGGAAGTTCTAACGGAAATGGGAATAATGGGAATGGTTCTGGAAATGGTAACGGTAGCTCTGGTGGTAATGGTGGTGGTAATGGCTCAGGCGGAGGCGGAGTAGGAGAAGATGTAGAAATCAGAACTGCAAATGGTGATTTATATGCAACTATCATCGACATCATGAGTAGTGACAATATGAAACCAACTCTTGACTCAAATGGCGTTTGGAATGGCACAAGAATTGAAGAGAAAGATCATGAATATGAAATGATTCGTAGTCAGATGAAGACAACTAAAAAATCAGCAGAGCGTATACACAAGAAAGTTAAAAAGGGAGAGGGTAATATCAAAGCGTGGGTTCAATCAAAAATAACAAAGGCAACTGATTATTTGGATGGAGTTGCTGATTACTTAGATAATAAAGAAGAATAGATTATGGTTGATAATGTATACCTTGGCAATCCGAATCTAAAAAAAGCAAACACCTCAATTAATTTTACTCAAGATCAAATACTTGAGTTTGTGAGGTGTAAGGAAGATCCTGTTTATTTTGCAAAAAGATATATCAAAATTGTTTCTCTTGATGAGGGATTAGTTCCTTTTAATCTATACCCTTTCCAAGAAAAATTAGTACGTAACTTTCATGAAAACAGATTTAATATCTGCAAGATGCCAAGACAGACTGGTAAATCTACTACTGTGGTATCTTATCTTTTACACTATGCGGTATTCAATGACAACGTTAATATAGGTATTCTTGCGAACAAAGCAAAGATTGCAATGGATCTACTTGGTAGATTACAGACTGCGTATGAAAATTTACCAAGATGGATGCAGCAAGGTATCATCGCTTGGAACAAAGGTTCATTAGAATTAGAAAATGGTTCAAAGATATTAGCAGCATCTACATCTGCATCTGCTGTTCGTGGTATGTCATTCAACATACTATTCTTGGACGAATTTGCTTTCGTACCGAATCACGTTGCAGATGATTTCTTTGCATCTGTTTATCCTACTATTTCATCTGGTACACAAACAAAAGTGATTATCGTATCCACGCCTCGTGGTATGAATCACTTTTATCGAATGTGGCATGATTCAGAAAAAGGTAAGAATGACTATATTCCGACTGATGTTCATTGGTCAGAGGTACCTGGTCGTGATGAAGAGTGGAGATTGCAAACTATTGCAAACACATCAGAGCAACAGTTCAAGGTTGAGTTTGAATGTGAGTTCTTAGGTTCTGTTAATACTTTAATTAATCCTGCTGTATTGAGGAATATGGTATATGACAATCCGATTACCAAAAATGCAGGACTTGACATATACGAAAGACCAGAAAAAGAACATAATTATATTCTGACTGTTGATGTAGCAAGAGGACTTGGTAATGATTACTCAGCGTTTATTGTTTTTGATGTCACTCAGTTTCCATATAAGGTTGTCGCAAAGTATCGAAACAATGAAATTAAACCGATGCTCTTTCCAAATGTGATACTTGATGTTGCGAAGGGATATAATAATGCATACTTATTAGTTGAAGTCAATGATATCGGTGACCAAGTTGCAAGTATACTTCAATATGACTTAGAGTATGAAAATTTACTGATGGCATCAATGAGAGGGCGTAATGGTCAGATAGTTGGTCAAGGTTTTTCAGGAAAGAAGACTCAGTTAGGTGTAAGAACAACCGCTGCTGTGAAGAAACTTGGTTGTAGTAATTTGAAAACGATGATTGAGGATAATAAGTTGTTAACTTGTGATTATGAAATCATATCTGAACTGACTACATTTGCTCAGAAGCATAACTCATTTGAAGCAGAAGAGGGATGTAATGATGACTTAGCGATGTGTTTAGTGATATTTGCTTGGTTAGTTGCACAAGACTATTTCAAAGAGATGACTGATAATGATATTCGAAAGAGAATATATGAAGAACAAAAAAATCAAATTGAACAGGATATGGCACCATTTGGTTTTATCGCAGATGGTCTTGATGATGAGTCATTTGTCGATAAAGATGGAGAGAGATGGTATGCTGATGAATATGGAGACCGTTCATACATGTGGGATTATATGTAGTGGACATAGATGATCAATTTAAATTAGAACATCTCATATTTACTGAGAGAAAATGTCGTATCTGTGGAGTCGTTAAAAATTTAACAACAGACTTTTATGTAAGTCGAAAGAATAGAACATTACTGTCTTCTTATTCATATGAATGTAAGGAGTGTACGAAGACAAGAATCAAATCAAAGAAGGCAAATAATCTTTGGCAGTATCCTGATTGGTAGTTCGTGCATTGTTTCCCCATTGAAAATACCCTTTTGAATAAATATTTTCAGAACAAAAATGACGGAGTAAGGGATGGCATTAAATTTAGCATCTCCTGGTATTCTAGTAAGGGAAGTCGATTTAACTATTGGTAGAATCGATGGATCAACAGGTAAAGTCGGTGGTATAGTAGGACCATTTGAGAAAGGACCTGTTGATGTTCCTGTGACGATTACTGGTGAAAATGAATATGTTGATCAATTTGGAACACCACATAATACTGATAAACAATATGAAACTTGGATGGTGGGTTCATCATACTTAGCATATGGTGGAGTTCTTAGTGTAATTAGAGCAGATGATGACGGTTTGAAAAACGGTACCGATACTTCTGCATCTATTAAGATAAGGAGTTCAGACCATTATACTGAGTTGGGATATGACTTAAATCAATTAACAACTGCAACTGTCGCTGCAAAAAATCCAGGTTCATGGTCAAATGGACTTAGAGTTGCCATTATAGATGGTGCAGCAGACCAAATACTAACTTTAAATGATGCAAATCTTATTAACGTAGGAGTTGCAGTTACACAGACAGTGCCAGCAAATACAACAGTGAATGTTGGTGCAGGTGCAACTTCAAATCTTACTGGATATTTTAAAGGTATTGTTACTGGTATTGGAACTACTGCAGGATTAGCAGAAAATCAGATTCAGGTCAAGGTGTTAAGTCATGTTAACGCCGCTGGAATTGAAACTGCAAGAGACTTCAATAGCACATATAAGTTTGGAACAGTTAATGGAGATGGAAGTAGCACAATTGATTTTCCAAACACTGGTGCAGGAACAACTTCAGCAATCGTAACAAGAGGATTTGGAACTAATTCCGGTGGTGTTATAGCAGCAGGTGTAGGAATTACAGCGTTCTTTAACACACAATCAGGGACACTTGATAATATAGGTAACGCAGTTTTAAGCGCAACGGGAACAGCAATCGGTATTGATACTACAGGATTAGTCGCTAATGATTTACTTGGATCAGGTAAATTCTTACTTATTGATTCAGAAGTTATAAGTTTAACCGGTGCTGACTTGAATACTCCTGGTCAAATTACATTAAGCGGTGCTGCAGCTAGAGGAGTTGAACTTTCAACAGCAGCAGAACATAGTGATGGAGCAACAGTTAAGTTCTTAAAGAGAACTGCTGTTCCTAATGTCGGAACAGTTAAAACAGGGATTGGTACCCATGATACTACAATTGAAATTGCTGGTGGTACAGACCTAAAAACAATATTAAACTCAGGTGGTCTTATTGCTGTCGGAACTGAATTGCTATCAGTAAATACATTCCTGAATGGTAATTCAAGTCAAAAATCAGTTCAATCAACAAAGAGTTGGTATGATGAACAGACTTATGCAGTAACAACTTCAACTAAAGGTGGAAGTGAAACTGTAGTTACTGCAAAATGGAATGAAATTGCTGATGCACCTGGTACTTCAGAGTTCGCAGCAACAAGAGGTGGAAGATTTGATGAAGTACACGTCGTGGTTATTGACGCAAAGGGAACTGTCACTGGAAATGCTGGAACAATTCTAGAGAAGCATCTCAATCTATCAAAAGCAAAAGATGGAGTATTCTCAGTAGGTTCACCATCATATTGGAGACAATACCTCTATACAAATTCAGAAAATCTATTTGGACTTTCTGGAAGTAACATTGGTCTAACAACAACTGGATTTACCGGTGCTAACTTTACTGAAGCCACAAATGGTGGATGGGATCAGGATGCTGAAGGTATTATATTCAATGCTTCAGGAAAACAAGATCTTGTTCTAACAGGTGGTAAAAACTACGGTGGAAAAGACAATTTAACAGATGCTGGTTCATTAGACTCAGGGTTAGATGATTTAATCAGTGGTTATGGTAAATTTGAGAATGACACAACAGTAAATGTTGATTTCCTCCTAATGGGTTCTGGTAAGTATGGTCGTGATTCAACAAGAGCACTTGCTGAAAAACTTATTACAGTTGCTGAGTTAAGACAAGATGCAGTTGCATTCATATCTCCACATAGAGGAGCGATGATTACAGATACATCTTCTGATACAGCAGATACAATTTTAAGTGATTCAGACATCACCGATAATGTAGTTGAGTTTTATGACACAATATCATCAACTACCTTCGCAGTATTTGACAGTGGGTACAAATACATGTATGATAGGTTTAATAACACCTTCAGATATGTTCCATTAAATGGAGATATCGCTGGAACCTGCGCAAGGAATGATATAAATGATTTCCCTTGGTTCTCACCAGCAGGTACTGATAGAGGTTCAATCCTAAACGCAGTTAAGTTACCATACAATCCTACAAAAATACAGAGAGATAAACTTTATTCAAACAGAATAAATCCAGTTATATTCTCACCTGGCGCAGGTATTGTATTATTCGGTGATAAGACTGGATTTGCAAAAGCATCTGCATTTGATCGTATTAACGTTCGCAGACTATTCATATTCCTTGAGAATGGAATATCTGCAGCGGCAAAAGATCAATTATTTGAATTTAATGATGAAATCACAAGGGCAAACTTTGTGAATATTGTTGAACCTTTCTTACGCGATGTTCAATCCAAGAGAGGTATTCAAGATTATGTCGTCATTTGCGATGAAACAAATAACACTGCTGCTGTTATAGATAACAATGAATTCATAGCAGACATCTTTGTTAAACCTGCAAGATCAATTAACTTCATTGGTCTTACATTCGTCGCCACAAGAACTGGCGTATCATTTGAAGAAGTGATCGGTTCCGTTTAATAAAGTAGAGGTTTTCAATTATGCCATCCCGTCAACAAATTAACACTATTCCTCTCAGGAAGATTAGTGATTTCAAAAGCAAATTAACTGGTGGAGGTGCTAGACCGAATCTCTTTGAGGTAGAGTTAGCATTTCCAGATGCGGTTGCAATCGCAAACGATGTTTTACAAAAATCAAGGTTTCTTGTAAAGGCAGCTGCTTTACCAGCATCAACCATTGCCCCAGTCGAAATACCATTCAGAGGTCGTATTTTAAAAGTAGCAGGTGATAGAACATTCGAAACATGGACTATTACAGTTATTAACGACACTGACTTCGTAATTCGTTCAGCGATGGAAAAATGGATGAACGTTATTAACAAGTTAGATGATGCCACAGGATTAACTGATCCAGATGCATACCATAAAGATGCATTTGTTCATCAATTAGATCGTGATGGTTCAATACTTCGTTCATACAAATTCTGGGACATTTTCCCAACTAATATTTCAACAATTGATCTAAGTTACGAAACAACAGATACGATTGAAGAATTTACCGTAGAGATGCAAGTTCACTGGTGGGAAGCCTTCAAGGGAACTAGTCCTTCTGCTGGTGGTGAAAATATCAGATAAATAATAAAATACTAGTTAAATTATAATATGGCAAGACTTTTTGGGTTCTCCGTTGAAGATAAAGATAAGACACCGCCCTCGGTAGTCTCACCCGTTCCTCAAAATAATGAGGACGGGTCTGACTATTATATACAGAGTGGTTTTTATGGTCAATACGTTGACATAGAAGGTGTTTATAAGAATGAACACGATTTAATCAGAAGATATAGGGAAATGGCAAATCACCCTGAGTGTGATAGTGCCATAGAAGATGTTGTTAATGAAGCAATAGTGAGTGATTTATATGACTCACCTGTTGAAATTGAATTATCAAACTTAAATGCAAGTGATAAATTAAAATCAATTGTAAGACAAGAATTTAAAACTATAAAAGAGATATTAGATTTTGATCGAAAAGCACATGAGATATTCCGTAATTGGTATATTGATGGTAAGTTAGCATATCTAAAAGTTATAGACCAGAAAAAACCTGAAGAGGGTTTACAGGATATTCGTTATATTGATTCACTCAAGATTAGATATATTCGTAAAGAGAAAAAAGATAAAGGTGATCCTTATGTTAAAGTCAATAATAGACAGAACGAAGAAAATGTAGTTACACCTGAATTAGAAGAATATTATATTTACACTCCTGCACCAAATTATCCGACAACAATGATGTCAAGTGCTGGTGGAAATAAAGGTATTAAAATTGCAAAAGATGCAGTTACTTATTGTACATCAGGATTGATTGATAGAAATCGTGGAAACGTTTTGTCTTATATGCATAAAGCAATCAAGGCATTAAATCAATTAAGAATGATTGAGGATAGTCTTGTCATCTATCGTTTATCAAGAGCACCAGAAAGAAGAATATTTTATATTGATGTTGGTAATCTACCAAAAGTAAAAGCAGAACAATACCTTAAAGAGGTAATGAATCGCTATCGTAATAAGTTAGTTTACAATGCACAAACTGGTGAAGTTCGTGATGATCGTAAATTCATGAGTATGATGGAAGATTTTTGGTTACCAAGAAGAGAAGGTGGTCGTGGAACAGAAATTACTACGTTACCTGGCGGTCAAAATCTCGGTGAATTATCTGATATTGAATACTTTCAGAAAAAATTATATCGTGCACTGAATGTTCCTGAGTCACGTATTGCATCTGATGGTGGATTTAACTTGGGAAGATCATCTGAAATCTTGAGAGATGAACTTAAGTTCACTAAATTTGTAGGACGTTTAAGAAAGAGATTTGCTCAATTCTTTAATGACTTATTGAAGACACAACTTATCTTAAAAAATGTTGTAACTCCTGAAGATTGGGAGAAGATGAGAGAGCATATTCAGTATGATTTCTTATATGATAATCAATTCTCAGAACTTAAAGAATCTGAATTAATGAATGAAAGATTAGCAACACTTGCAACAATCGAACCTTACATTGGTAAGTACTATTCAAATGATTTTGTAAGAAGAAAAATCTTACGTCAAACAGATAGTGAAATTATCGAAATTGATGATCAGATAGAGCAGGAAATTAAAGATGGAATTATACCTGATCCAAATGCAGTTGATCCAATTACTGGAGAACCATTAGCACAAGGTGATTTAGGTGATATTCCACAAGAACCAGATTTAGAAAAAGATGCTGCGATAACTGATGCACAGTTAGGTAAAGATACCAAATCGGCAGAGATATAAATAATTTATAACATTATATTGAATTAAATGGAAGAAATTGTAGATTTGATAGTCACTGACTCATCTCCGAGTGATATTAGTGATAAAATTAAAGATGTATTATTAGCAAAATCTGCTGAAAGAATTGAAGCAGAACGTTCTAATGTAGGTGCATCAATGTTTGATGATAGTGAAGTTGATGAAGTTGAACCTGAAGAAATACCTGAGGAGGAATAATGCTAATCAATGTAAAAGGGGAACAAGCAAACGTACCAAATACAGTAGGTGCCGCATCTAGTTTCAGTGAAGCAAGAACTGTTTTACTTGTAAACAATGGTGCAACTGCCAGACTTGTTACTGTTGCTTCAGAAAATATTAATTCTGCTACCATAGGTTCCTTTACAATGCTAGGAAATACAACACAGATTATTGAGAAAAATAATACAGATGTTGTATATGTTGATGCTGGTGCAACTCTAAAAGGCACAAAAGTAGGATATTCAATTAGTTAAGTAGAATCATGAAACTAATCACAGAAGAAATTTCAAGCGTTAAATTTATCACCGAAGGAAAAGGTGCTAAAAAGAAAATGTACATTGAAGGTGTTTTTCTACAAGGAGACATCAAAAACCGTAATGGTAGAATGTATCCTGTAAACACTCTTGCAAAAGAGGTTGGTAGATACAATGAATCTTTTGTACAGAAAGGTCGCGCTCTTGGTGAACTGGGACATCCGGAAGGACCAACAGTAAACTTAGATCGTGTATCACATAAAATTACATCACTTCGTCAAGAAGGAAATAATTTTATTGGGAAGGCACAACTTTTAGAAACTCCGATGGGTAAGATTGCAAAGTCTCTCATCGCTGAAGGTGTAACACTTGGAGTATCTTCTCGTGGTGTTGGATCACTTAAAGAAGACAACAAAGGATGCAAAGTTGTAGGTGAAGATTTCATGTTAGCAACTGCCGCAGATATTGTTGCAGATCCTTCTGCTCCTGATGCTTTTGTATCTGGAATTATGGAAGGAAAAGAGTGGGTTTGGGAAGGAGGAATTCTTCGTGAACAACTCGCAAAACAAACTGAGAAACGTATTAATACACTCGTTGATCAGAAAGCACTTGAAGAACATAAATTAAATCTTTTTAACGATTTTTTACTAAATCTTTAAGTTCTATAAATAATATTAGTTTTTATAACTAAAAATAAACAAACCGTCCGTTGGGAACAATTTAGACAAAATGGAAAACGTAGTAACCAAAGGAGCAAAACCTGCAGAGCCTATGCCAAAACTGACTACAGGTGGTACACCACCAACAGTTGAAGACTTAGGTGGACCAACTCCTGAAAATTATAAGACAGATGATGATTCTGCAAAACTCAAAGATCCTTCAATGATTTTGAAGCAAGTCAAGGATATTGTCAATAAAGGGGCAAAACCTGCTGAACCTATGCCAAAAGGAATGAAGGAAGAAGAGGAAGTAGAAGGTGAAGTAGTTGCCGAAGATGAGCAGACTACTGAGGACCAGGCAGATGTTGTATCCGAAGAGGAGACTACAGAATCCGAAGAGCAAGAAATTGTTGCCG